TGCTGGTGATGCTAAGCTAGGTTCTATCCTAACTGGTAAGTCTAATGCTAATGCTGGTAAGAAGTCACGTGAAGACTTTGCCAAAGGAATCAAAGGGTTGAAAGAACTTAAAGATAAACTAGGTGAGGTATGGCGCAGCACACAATATGCAACAGGTGAGGGTTGGTTCCCTGGACTTGACGGTAGACCTGTGTTTGTGTCTGGTGAATACCAAGCACTTAACTACTTACTGCAAACCGCTGAGGGTATTACATGTAAATCTGCATTGTCTTATGCAATGAATAAGATTGACGAAGAAAAGCTACGTGCAGAGCCACGATTGTTCTATCACGATGAGATTGCTTATGTGTCACATCCTGATGATGCAGATCGTGTCGGTGAGATACTTCAGGAATCTTTCAAGAAAGGTCCAGAAATGTTTGGTGTTACTTGTATGGAAGGTGGTGATTATGTTATCGGAACTAGCTACGCAGATGTCCACTAATATAAAGGAAGTACCCTATGAACAATCAATTGAATACCCAGGGTACATCGTATCCTTCCACCCAAAACCAGACGGTGTTGAACCGAGAGAATGGATTGATGTATTGCGTTATTACTATACTTCAAAAGGACACATCATTCTCCATCTTCTCTCAGCAGTGCAATATGAAAGAGACATCTGGGACCCCTACCCTTTAGAAAATAAAGTAAAGGCATGGGGTATCGATGTTGTCTATAGATAAAAGGAAAACGTAATGGCATTAGCCTTAATTGATGCTGACTCTATATACTTCAGGGCTGCTTACAGCAACTCTGATAAAGCAGAGATCAGAAAAGTAATCGATACTACTGTAAACCAATGTATCGCATACGCCTTCTCAGAGCCTCAGGAGTGCCGTGTAGCCCTCAAGGGCAGGGGAAACTACCGGAAAGACCTCTATGCCCCCTACAAGGGCACCAGACCGTCCTTAAAAGAGGAAATAAAAGAGTCCCTCAACTACGGTCATAGTTATATGAAAGAAAAGTGGGGTGGAATAGAAGCAGATGGTATGGAAGCAGATGATCTAGTATGTATATGGGCTTACGAAGCTCGTGAATTAGAACTAGACTTTGTTATCTGTGGTATTGATAAAGACCTTAAACAAATCCCAGGTCATCACTACAACTATACTAAGAAAACCCATGAGTTTGTTAACGATGATCAAGCAGATCTAAACTTAATGTTACAATGCTTGACTGGTGACAACAGTGATAACATCCCAGGGATACACGGTATAGGCCCAAAGACTGCAGCTAAACTACTAGACGGTATACCTATGGGTCAACGATGGACAGCTGTTGAAAAAGCCTGGAAAGAAAACAATGCAGGTGATCCTTGGCTTAGTCGTAAACTACTTACTATGCTGACTACATGGGATGAACTAAAGGAGGTGAGTAAGGATGAACCAGATGAGTCATTACTTCTCAATCAAACCCCTGAGTGCGAACAAGATGTGGAACCGAAGGGGGAAGACAACGTTCAAGTCAGCGGATTATCTGGAGTATCAGAACCAGATTCGTGATGAGCTTATAGGAACTGACTGGCCTTTCGGGGCTGGTCAAGTTACCTTTAACATTACAGCAGGTCTATCTAATAGAGGAGCAGATCTGGATAACGTGATTAAACCAATACTAGATACATATCAAGGAGTGTATGAGGATTTCAATGACAATAAAGTTTACAACATCGAACTTGAAAAGCGAATCGTTAAACGAGGAGGAGAGTTCCTTGACATCAGAGTACGAGAGTATGAAGATAATCAAGCAGAAGAGACTCAACAAGAAACGAGAAGCGAGTTACAAGAGGAAACTAAATCGTCAAGCTAAAGAAGAAAGATGGAACTAGATGGATGATAAAAGATATACTAGAGGACCCTGCCCATTCCCTGGATGTGGTAGCTCCGATGCATTTACAACATACAGTGATGGAGTAGGACACTGCTTCAGCTGTGGCAAATCAAAGAAAGTAGAAACAGAAATGGATAGTTATGAACCCGCCACCTTTAATGAGCTTACTAGATTCTCCGATATCGATTCTTATCGTAGCTATGGTATTTCTTCTCGTGGTATCTCTAAAGAAATAGTAGATTACTTTAAAGTAAAAATGAGTGTAACCCCAGAAGGACTACCTCAATCCCACTTCTACCCATACACAAAGAACGGTAAGATCGTAGCATACAAAGAACGAAAACTACCTAAAACATTTAGTGTTCATGGAGATTTTAAAGATGTGGAACTATTCGGTCAGGAACAGTCGGTGGGTAGCAAGATGCTCGTCATCACCGAGGGGGAGTTGGATGCACTCGCTGTTGCTCAGGCATATAAACAAAAGTATGGAAGGGTCTACCCTGTTGTATCTCTTCCCAGTGCTTCAGGAATCAATACACTTCTGGCGCAGCGGGAGTGGGTATCTAAGTATGAGTCTGTCATACTCATGTTCGACTCAGACGAAGCTGGATCGCAAGCTGTGGAGAAAGCGGCACGTATCGTGGGTACGGGGAGATGTAAGGTTGCGTCACTTAAAGGATGCAAAGACCCATCAGAACTCTTCCTCAAGCATGGACCAGATGCTATCGTGGAAAGTATATGGGGGGCTAAAACGTGGTCCCCTGCAGGAATTATCATGGGCGAAGCAGTCTGGGAAAAGCTCAAGGAACGCCAGAATGTTGAGTCGGTTCCTTACCCTGATTGTCTTCAAGGACTCAATGAGAAACTCAAGGGGATAAGATATGGTGAGATTACTTTGTTTACCTCTGGCACTGGTAGTGGTAAGTCTACTGTCATTAAAGAGATTATTCTTGACCTGCTTGCTAAGACAAGTGATAAAGTTGGACTCATTAGTTTGGAAGAAAGTGTTGGAGATACAGCCGAAAAGTTTATCTCAATGCAACTTAAACGCAACATCATGGATCCTCCACCAACTAGTGAAAGTGAATTGCGGTCAGGATACGAAGCTGTGTTTGGTGACGAGCGACTGGTTCTCTTGGATCACCAAGGCTCCGTTGGGGACGCATCTCTTATCGACAAGATCGAATACATGGCCCTTATGGGTTGCAAGTACCTCGTTCTTGATCACATTACTATCGCGGTATCGGAAGGCTCTGAAGGGTTATCTGGTAACGAAGCGATAGACAAGGTGATGTCTGACCTGCTTAAGGTTGTTAAGAAACACAATGTATGGTTGGGTCTTATCAGTCACCTACGTAAAGCACAAGGGGGTAAGAGTTTTGAGGAAGGGAACATCGCATCTATCGATGATATCAAAGGCAGTGGTTCGATCAAGCAGATCTCGTTCGACATCATTGCCTTTTCAAGGAACCTCGTTGCAGAGTCAGAGTCAGAACGAAACACAATCAAGTTCAAGGTACTCAAGTCCAGATTCACAGGACTCACTGGACCTGCAGGATCCGCTACATACAACAACAAAACCACTAGACTAATAGCATCTGGTGGATTTGACGATTACTTTACAATATAATAACAGAAAGAGGATTGTATGAATCCATTCGATAACATCTCAGAGTACCTAGTTGATAAGGTCTCAAGGGTTAATCCAAATAACCCTAAGGCAAACTCAGGTGGTGTACTTCTGAGATTGTATAAAGAATATAAAGAGGAGATGCCACGACTAGTAAACGTGGCTTTCCAAACAATACAAATGAGATTCACCTACGATACCTCAGATAGTCCTGCAGGGACTGCACAGTTGACAGCTGTATCTACAGCAATAGGTCAACGTATAGCACGTGTAATCAAAAGGGAACCCCCTGGGTTACCCTGGAACATGCATGTGAGGTTGGGTGATCTCTTTATAGAAGCGTTCTATAACTGTGGATACATAGACATATACTACCCAAAGACAAGGGACACTAGTTATATTGTATCAGCTACAGCTAAATGGATAGACCTTGCCGATATACCAGAGGCAATGATGAGGATCTCTTTGACACACACTGTGTTAGAAAGACCAGATAGAATATCAAAGATCATACAACAGGACGGTGAACCTGTAATTAAAGAGTGGACAGAAGAGGACAACGCAAGGTTTGAACCTATGATTGGAACCCCTTGGGTTACTTCAGTAAACAAACTACAACGCACTGGATGGAGGATCAACCAGCGTGTGTATGATACTCTTATAGAAAACAAAGATGCATTTGTGTCATCAACACCAATAGATGATAATGACGCTAAGGAAATGAAACGAAGAAGCAAACTAGTAGAGTGGGGTTTCATTACTACTAAAGCTAAACTGCTATATGATCACGATGTCTTCTATCAGTTCATGCAAGCAGACTATAGGGGTAGGCTATACTACTCAGAGTCCTTCCTAAACTATCAAGGGTCTGACCTAGCCAGAGGTATGATGACCTTTGCTAGGGGTAAACCTATGACAGAGGACGGTCTCTTCTGGTTAGCTGTACACACAGCCAATACATTCAACCAGAGTTATAACATAGATGAGATACCTGACTGGTGTGAGACTGACTACGCAGGATACCTAGAAGAAGAAAAGCTAGAGTCTATAAGCGTAGATAAGTTTACCCTTGAGGACAGGGTAAGGTGGACTAACGATAACATGGAAGTTATTGTCGAAATGGGTAGGAGAGGTATCGTAGCAGATATAGCAGAGAAATCTGTGTCATTCCTAGCCTGTTGCTTTGAGTGGTTTGATTACCAAAGAGCAGTCAAAGATAATAGAATCCACGTTAGCCACCTCCCAGTGCCCATAGACGGGTCTAACAATGGTTGGCAGCATCTAGGTGCTATTTCTAAAGACAGCCAGACAGGGAGGCTTGTAGGGCTAATACCAGTAGATATACAACATGACTTCTATGTTCAGACTGCTAAGCAGCTATATCATTTGACAACTGATGAGAGACTTAAAGACATCCTTGATCAGATGCCAATGAAACATATTAGAAAAGCTATATCTAAACGTGGTAGTATGACAAGAGCATACTCAGCAGGTGCAAAGAAGATCGCTGAGAATATGTTCTTTGACTGTAAAGCAGAGGACTTTCATATACAATATGGGATAA